CGCCGTTTCTGGGCATGCCGACAAAGCAGGGTGACGTACTCTACCTGGACCTGGAATCACGGCAGTACCGCATCCAGGACCGCCTGGGCAGGATCCTGCCTGGCGCCGGGCCGCATGCCCTGACCATATGCCATGAAAGCAACAAGCTGGATGACGACCTGCTGGCGCAGATCGGCCTCTGGTGCGACGATCCAGCGAACACGCAGCCGGCCCTGGTCATCATCGACACCCTGGGACGCATCAAAGGCGCATCCAAGCGCGGCGAGACTGCTTATGAGGCAGACACCCGCATCCTGGGCGAGGTCCAGGCGTTCGCCATGAACCGTAAGCTCGCCGTCGTCCTGGTCCATCACCTGCGCAAGACCCAGACGGCCATGGGCGCAAATGACGACTTCTTTGAGAAGATCTCCGGCAGCATGGGCATCACCGGCGCCTGTGACTGCGTCATGGTGCTGTCCGGCAAGCGCGGCGAAGCAGACACCACACTTAATGTGACCGCCAGGGACTTTGACCCCGCGGAGCTGATCCTTAATTTCGATAAGGGGATATGGACGCTCAGAAGCACGGACAGCGAGGAGTACAGGGAAGAACAGGACTACATCCAGTCGCCGGTGGTGCGCAGTATCATCACCATGATGAAGACCAGGGACATTTGGGAAGGGACGCCTACCAAGCTTCTGGAAGAACTGTGCGGGTATGAGACCTTTGACATGAAACCTGACACCATGACTAAGGAACTGCAGCGATTCTCGAAAAAGCTCAACACGCGCGAGGCTATCTTTACAAAATGGTGGCGGACAAAAAAAGGCAGGAATGTATCCGTCAGCAAGGTTGACCAGGATATTTGGCCCTGCAAAGGGTGACGCGATGACGCGCAGGCAGTTTGGGGAAATGGTGTCGCGTCACCAAGAGCGCGTCACCCAATACGCGAAAAAACGCAATTCTATATATATACGCGTCACCCGCGTCATCGCGTCACCAAGTGCCTTCAACCCATTGATTTTCCTCACTTTTTTTGGGTGACGCGTAAATCTGTATATTATAAATCACGCGTCACCACGCGTCACCCAAAGGGGGTAGTGACGCGTATGACGGGGATGACGAGGGTGTCGTGGGTGACGCGGGTGACGCGTAATGCTATCAATAATAAAAAAACACACACATACAGTTTTATTTATATATATAGGGGGGGAGGGTACGGCTATGGAGGGATACCTCTTGGCGGAGAGCTTGATCAAGAGCTTGAGGGCTGATGGCATGCGCTTATGGGTTGAAGACGGGCGCCTGCGGGGGAAGATGGCCTCCGGGCTGAAGGTTACACCTCCCATGCGCGACTTGTGTGCGCAGCTGCAGGCTGTGGAAAAAGACGCGATCCGGTATCTGGAGGATGAATCATCTGCGCCTGGGGCCATTTGGCTGAAGGGCATCACGGTTGACGAGGCCATCACTGTCGGGAGACAGATCATATCAGGCCACGCTGAGCTAATTGGCAAGGTAATCTATCATAGAACTACAGGCTTATGCGACCTGGCTTACCGGCCGCTGGAGGCGTGCTGATGAAGGACATCCCGCTTGAAAAGGATATCGTACGGTCGATTGTCCAGGCGCTCAAGAGGTCCGGGTATACGTTCGTATTCAAGACGCATGGCGCCGCATTCCAGGCCGCTGGCATGCCGGACCTGATCACGATTGCGCACAGCGGGCGCTTTGTCGGGCTGGAAGTCAAGCGCCCCGGTATTGGGAAAGTGACCACACTGCAGCTCAAGATGCTGCGGTTGATCAATAAATGCGGCGGGTATGGTGTTGTGGTCATGGGGGCCGAGGACGCGATGGCAGCCATGCGGGCGGCTGAAGCATGGCAGGACGCGGGAGGGCAGGATGACAGAGAGTAAGATCCGAGAACTATTGTATGCCTATGAGCAGCTGAAAAAGGACAGGGACGCGCTGTGTGAGGAGATCCCTATGGCCAAGGCACGCCTCGCTTCCGTGTATGGCGGATGCCACAGCGGGTCTGTGGACGATATCCATGTGATCAATGGGGGCGTAGGTGACCCTGTATGCAACGCTGTTGTAGGGCAGATCATACCTGAGAGGGAGCATCTGCAGCGGATGATCAGCCGACTGGAAGCGAAGGACAGGGCGATAGATCAGGTGGATCAGTTCCTGGATATGCTTGACGCATTGGAACGGACTGTGATTGAGTGCAGGTACTTCAAGAGGTTAACATGGGCACAAGTCGTGCATTGTGCTTATATGTCACGTTCAACTGTATGCCGGCTGCATGATTCCGCCTTTATAAAATTGAGACGATTTGAGACGATTTGAGACGGTTTCAGACGGTTTGAGATGTTTACATACGGATTTGGATATGTTACTATATAATGCGAAGAAGTCTAAAGAACCCTTGAGCGCGCACACCAAGCGCGCTTTTTGTATGGGTATCGGAGTGCAGCAAGACATATGCTCTGCTGTTGGGAGCGCGATCCATCAAGAGGCCGGGCTCGGCATATTGGTATAGGCAGCGGTGGGGGCCGGATCGCATGACAGGAGGCGCATGGTTTGAACAAACCGAACAGGCCATGCGCTGAACCTGGATGCGCGCAGTATGCTTTGCCTGGCAAGATAAGGTGCAAGGCACACACGCATGACAACAACAAGCGGATAGACGCAGAGCGAGACAATCCGACGCGGAAGCTATATAAGACAGCAAGATGGCTGGCGCTGCGTGCCTGGCAGCTTAGACGCGCGCCTTTATGCGCTGACTGCTATAAAGAAGGGCGAATCGTGCCCGCCACTGAGGTTGACCACATCAGGGCACACGCCGGCAGCGAAGAGCTGTTCTTTGACACCAGCAACTTGCAGTCTTTATGCAAAGCGTGCCACAGCCGCAAAACATACGAGGAAGATGGTGCATTTGGGCGGAAACCTGACCGGGTAGGGGGTATAAAATCCCTGTAAAGGTAGGGTTCCGAACCGACGGCGGTCTCTCGCGTGGACGATTGGATAATTCAGACTCGAAAAGCTAAGCCGGAGGCAGTTCCGGCGACAGGAGGCGGATGACATGCCTGCAGGTAGGCCCCGGAAGCCGACAGCGATCCATATTCTCAATGGGAATCCGAGTAATATCAAGGACCTGGACGCCAGATATGAGGAGGAGCCCAGGCCGAAGCTGTTTGAGCCTGGAGCGCTGCCGGATCCGCCTGAGTGGATGACTGACTGTGCGAAAGAGTGCTGGCGCGAGTGCGTCGGGTTCCTGGCGGCGCAGCATCTCCTGTCCGTAGCGGACCTGCAGACGCTGGAGCAATACTGCGAGACCTACGCGCTGTGGCGGAAGTCTGTCGAAGCGGCGGGCAAGCACAAGGGCACGACAGTCAAAAGCCGCAAGAGCGGCGCGACCAAGACGCTGCCGCAGATACTGAACGCGACGTCGCTTGGCAAGCAGCTGCTGGCCATCGCCCGCGAGTTCGGCATGACGCCGGCAGCCCGCGGGAGGATGGTGAGCCCAGGCTCGAAACAGGCGGAGGACGAAATGGAGCGGCTGCTGAAGGGCGGATAGGATGATTGACCAGGTAAAGGCGGACCGGGTGCTGAAGTTCATGCGGCTGCTCAAGAACCCGAAAGGCGGCAGCGTCCTGGAACGGCCGACCATCCAGTGGCTGCCTTGGCAGGAAAGTTTTTTTGTCAGAATATTTGCAGAGGTTGGTCCTGCCGGGAAGCGGTCCATACGTGAGGCCTTCCTGGAGATCCCAAGGAAGAACGGCAAGACCACGATGATCGCTGCCTGTGTGGTGTATGTGCTTTTCATGAACCCGGAGTATGGGCAAGAGATATACAGCGCGGCCAACCACAGGGACCAGGCAGGCCTGGTGTTCGCCATGGCGGCATCGATGATCCGGGCGAATCCGGCACTCAAGAAGCGCTGCCGGATATACGATTCGACAAAAAGAATTGTGCGCGATGAGACGGAGAGTTTTTACAAGGCGCTGTCAAGGGAGAGCGCGACCGCGCATGGCCTGAACCCCAGCTTTGTCATCTATGACGAACTGCATGAGGCCAAGAGCCGCGACCTGTATGACGTCCTCAAGACCGGCATGGGCACACGGGCCGAACCGCTGTTCATCACCATCACGACGGCCGGCACAGATACCATGGGCATCTGCTACGAGCTGTACCAGTACGCCAAGCAGGTGGCCGGTGAGCTGGTGGAAGACAAGAGTTTCTACCCGCTGATATTCGAGGCGGGCGCTGACGATGACATCTGGGACGAGGCGGTCTGGCGGAAGGCGAACCCTTCAGCCGGGGCGTTCAGGGACATCGAGGAAATTCGTGCGTATGCCAGGCGGGCGCAACTGCTGCCTACTCTGGAGCTATCTTTCCGGAGGCTGTACCTGAACCAGTGGGTGCAGGACACGACGCACTGGATGCGGAGAGATGCCTGGCGTGCTTCAGCGGGGACAGTGAATGCCGCGGCGCTGCATGGGCGTCAGTGCTATGCCGGGCTTGACCTATCCAGCACGGACGACTTCTCAGCACTGGTACTGGTGTTCCCGATGGATAACGACGGGTTTACGGTACTGCCGTTCTTCTGGATCCCGGAGGCGCGGCTGGAGAAGCGGCGCAGGAACGGGCTGCAGCTGGAGCCGTGGGTCCGCGCGGGGTATATCGAGGCAACGCCAGGAGAGATGGTAGATTATACCTTCATCTTGTCAAGGCTGGCGAAGCTTAGCAAGGATTATGACATCCGCGAGGTGGCGTTTGACCGCTGGGGCGCCGCGAAGCTCCGGGCGGATATTGAGAACACAGGGCTGGCGCTGGTCCAGTTCGGGCAGGGCTTTGCTTCCATGTCAAGCCCGATGAAGGAAATGGAACGGCTTGTGCTCGAGAAAAAGATCGTGCACGGCGGGAATCCGGTGCTTGACTGGATGGCTGACAATGTGGTGGCGCGGGTGGACCCGGCGGGGAACATCAAGCCCGACAAGGAGAAGAGCAGTGAAAAGATAGACGGTATCGTGGCCCTTATCATGGGCTTGGACCGCGCCATACGGTGGCGGACGAACAACCCGCCGAGCGTGTATGACACACGCGAAATGATCATACTGTGAGGTGTTGAGTATGAAGAATCCTTTTGTGCGCAGGAAGGCGCGGGATGAACCCAGGGACAGCGTATCGGCAGCGCCGGCCTTTTATATGGGCAGCGCGTTGGCTGGCGGGTATGTGAATGAACGGACGGCGCTGCAGGTCAGTGCCGTTCTTGCCTGTGTGCGGGTGATTGCGGAAACGATCGCGAGTCTTCCGTTGCATACCTATGAGCGCACCAAGACCGGGACGGAACGGGCATACGCGCACCCCATGTACGCGCTGTTGCACGACGAACCGAACCCGGAAATGACGAGCTATACCTTTCGGGAGACCACTATGACGCACCTGCTGATCTGGGGGAACAGCTACAGCCAGATCATCCGGAACGGAGCGGGGCGCGTGGTAGGGCTCTACCCGCTGCTGCCAAGCAAGATGACGGTAGACCGGGATGACGCCGGGCACCTGATGTATACCTACATGGACCGCAAGGGCGTGAGCATCCCGCTACTGCCGCAGGACGTGCTGCACGTGCCCGGGCTGGGTTATGACGGTATTGTCGGGTATTCGCCCATCGCGCTGGCAAAGAACACCATCGGCCTGAACATGGCGGCTGAGGAATACGGCAGCCGGTTCTATTCCAACAACGCGACACCGGCCGGCGCGCTGACGCATCCGGGCACGGTTAAGGATATTTCAAAACTCCGGGAAGCCTGGAACGCGGCGTATGCCGGGGCGGCTAACGCGGGCAAGGTGGCTATCCTGGAAGAGGGCATGAAGTTCCAGCAGCTGAGCGTGCCCAACGCGGACGCGCAGTTCCTGGAGACGAGAAAGTTCCAGGTGGAGGAGATCTGCCGGCTGTACCGGGTGCCGCCGCACATGATCGGCATGCTGGACAAGGCGACATTCAGCAATATCGAACACCAGGGCATTGAGTTCGCGACGCACACGATCCGGTCCTGGGTGGTCCGCTGCGAGCAGGCGTACAACCGCACGCTGTTTACCCCGGAGGAGAAGAAGAAATACTTCACCGGGTTCAACCTGGACGGGCTGCTGCGCGGCGATTACGCCAGCCGCATGACGGGCTATGCCACTGGCAGGCAGAACGGTTGGCTCTCCGCCAACGATATCCGCGAGCTGGAGGACATGAACCGCATCCCGGCATCCGAAGGGGGCGACCTTTTCCTCGTGAACGGGAGTATGACCAAATTAGTCCAGGCAGGTGCATTCGCAGGCAAGGCAAGCC